CGTAGAACCCGTTATCTGATAAGAAAAACGATGTGCCACCGTACTGAATGATCGAATTAGCTTCATAACAGCCTTGATTACGGCTAATATTGTCAAATTGGAATACCAAAGGACTGCCGACATACGACATACGATGGATTGAGCGATCCATAAATACTAAGCCAAACTCACCGCCAGTCAAGCCAACTACTGCGCCACCGTCAGGAATATCTTGAAAATCAGCCTGTGTTGTAGCTGAGTTAGTCCAACTAGACTCATCACCCAAAGCCGACCATTGCACTCGATTTGGTCTTATTGTTGCATCGTTTACATAACCCGAAACCACGAAATCACGCACTACCGTTACATAACGAGATTGCGGAGCATCTGCCGCTAAGTCGCTAAAGTTTGTAGAACTATTAACATTGTAGCCTTGCAAGCGATTTCCACCGTTTGCAGCAACTAGCACATTGCCAAACTGAGTAAAGCGCCAGCGTTGATTATCTGGTGTTACATATTGAAATGTAACTGTGCCGGTATCTGCGCCACTTACAATGTTTGTGCCTGCATCTGTGTAAGTAAATGTAGTAGTTGTTGGTACGGCTGTTATAGTAAATGTACCGTTTATATCCGTATTTATAACAGCCGCTACCGTAACACTATCGCCCACAGAATAACCATGAGCAGCAGATGTAGTAATTGTTACTACATTGGTTGTTCTAGCTACGGTTGTAATGCTGCGAGATGCCTTAGAAACATTGTCCAAAGACAGATCGCTGGTATCTAACTTAAATAGCTTTGTTGCACCGCCAGCAAATACTACCGTAACGCCTGTAGTAGTAGTTCTAGCAGCCACGACATTGTTTAGGTTTTCTGATGCAGCCGCAGAATAATCCTCTGCTGCGTTAATAGATCCATAGCCTACGGCCTTAGCAAATACATTGTCTGCTCGTTGCAAGCCGTTTGTTAATCCTGGCTGGTCTGGAGTCCATTCCCCAAAAGTAACTCTACTTATTGCCATGTCTGATTCCCAATAGATTTATCTGTCCAGCTTGGATTATTTGCAGGTACATCATTCCAGCTTGTTGAGTCGGCACTAGCATCAACCCATACATCTGCGGAAGGTGTTTCTGGTGTCCAGCTTTCAGATCCGGCTGTTTCATCAGTCCACTCATCACCTAAAATGCGACCTAAGCAAACTACTGTAGCGTTACCGTTTACAGAGCCAATTGCAGAAAATACCGCAATCGCATTAGCATTTACTGTAGCTATACCGTTTACACTAGCTTCTCCGCTATATTGCACCCCACCAAGGGCTGTAACCGTTGCTGTGCCGTTTATTTGACCTGAGCCAAGGCGTAGCCTTATCGCATCTGCAACAACCGTTCCTGTGCCTGTTATAGCGCCTTCAAACAGTCTTATGCGCTGACAGGCTGCCGTTACTTCTGCCGAGCCTGTTACGCTTGCAACTCCACCTCGTATAGCAAAGCCATTAGCATTTACTGTACCAAAGCCTGTAATTGACCCTGTTCCTACTCGTACTCTTGTACCATTAGCCGCTACTGTAGCGCTACCTGTAATACTGCCGTTGGCGCTGCGAATAGCAAAACCATCAGCCACTACTGTTGCTGCTCCGTTTATTGCGCCAGAGCTTGTCCGAGTCCTAATGCTATCTGCAACTACTGTACCTGTTCCGGTTATTGCGCCTTCTGCGTTTCGTATTGCAAAAGCGTTAGCGTTTACATTACCAGTTCCAGCAACAGCGCCATCAGCGTAACGGATACAGGTATCTGCTGAGTTCCAAATTGGGTCATCAAAGCTAACATTTATCTGCTCCAGCGTTCCAAAGAGATCAATATTATCTATTGTGAACGGGCCACAATAATCGGCTGGCATTGCTCATTACGCCAAAGTGACGGTCAGGCTGCCTGATGCAATCTTAAAAATATCGCCTGTATCAATTGCTTTAGACGCATCCAAGGCGGTATGGTACAAAAGGTTGCCAGTTGTCTGTGCATCCCAAATACCAATCCAACCAATCGTACCCCAGTTGCCTGTGGCTTGTGGGAAAGTAACATCAGCGCTTGTTGCGCTTGCACCGTTAGATGGGGCAGCAAAAGTAGCTGCTTGGCGAATATACGAGCCGCCACTAACTTCTGTGCCTGTGCCAGCATCAGTAGGATCAGCAGTATGCAAGCTGACATATACGGCTGCTGGAGCAGTAAAATTAGTAGCTCGTAAAGTGCCGTTAATCAGCGCATTTTCAAGGTAGTTGGAAATTTCAGCCATGATAGTCCTATCGTGAGGTAAGTTTCATTTGTAAGGGAATACCCGAATACTCGCCACCTTGGTCTGCATCGGAAATGTTCTTAACTGCTCTGTCGTACAGGGTTGCCCATGTTTGCGACCTAGCATCGTTAATTAAGTAAGGCTCTGCTTCTATCAATGCGCCATAAAGTAAGGCATCAGGATAGTTTGCAAGGAATACATTAGAAGGGTTTGATCCTGACAAAACGGTTGGTCTTGCGTAGTACAAAATCTCTAATGTATAAACTGTGTCAGGGATTGGGGCAAACTGAAACTCTGAGGCTAGTACGGTATAAAACACAGGCAAGCCAGACTCATCTGCCCTAGCATCTCTTGTGAAGGCGCTAGGTGACAGATAGGTTACTGGCATCCGAGGGTTTCCCTGCACGAATAAGTCACGAATCTCTAAGAAGTCGGTAGGCAAAGCTACTCGTGCATCTGCCGCTACTGTTGGCGCTGTGGCCGACTTTAGCATTAAACGAGTACGCAACTCTCTTGCAAGGCGAATCTCTGCAAAGCGAATGAAGTCAGGAATCTGTGCCGACAAGTCGCTACGGCCCAAATACCCTGCTACCGAGGCTTGCAAATCCGTATAGTTTGTATAACCCATTATGTTTTCTCTATGTTTTCCCAGCTATAACTATATTGACCTATGTGCTTTATCCCCATAGATAAGTCATGGTCTACCCAAGTATCAATGCCTGCGTCTTTTGCTTTTATACAAAAGTAAATATCTTCACCTAACAGTTTATTGTTAGGCAACTGCTCAAAGTAAAAATACGGTTCTTCTAGCTTTTTAAATACACTTGCTTTAATCATCATTACACCGCAGCCTATACCATCGGCCTTGCTTATGCCTTTAAACTTGTTAGAGTAGATTGGCATCCAAGTACAGCTACCATCTTTTTCAATGGTTAAGTTTTTAGCTGTAGGCATGACTGGCTCTGACCTAGTGGTAGCGTTTACTCCAATAATGTCTTTATTATGCTTTAGTAAGTGCATAATCGTATCTTTAGGGAATCGCATATCTGCATCTATAAATAAGATGTAGTCGCACTTAGCCGCTAAAGATGTTCTAACCAACTGATTGCGCTGGTCAAATATCAATGTGCCAGCAGCCGTATAAATATCTATATCGTGCTTAGTGGTTTTAACCATGTAGCCAACCATTGCGGCTAGGTCAAACGCTGTTGCAACTTCCATCTGCCCTCTAGCAGGAATACATATAGCTATTCTCATACGATGCCCCCACGAGTACGAAATACTCTGTTCTCTGGGTCATTTAACCACTTCTTTAAACCTTTAGGGTCAATGATGTGATAGCCACGCATCAAGCCTTTTGTATTCAGATCGTTAATGATCTCGGTAGGCAATGTAGCAATATGGTTTCTAGCATCTATGGGATTATCGCCCCAGCCTTTGCCTGTACTGTTCTCTGCATACTTGGTCTTTGTATATTCTACAAAGTCGCTCATGTCGGTTACGGACTGAATAATCAAGCCGCCTTCACCGTCATCGTGAGCTATGCGAGTAACGCCATTTTCTACATCAATTATCTTTTTCAAATCCTAATCCACCTATCAGGTATTAGGTCGGTAGTATCTAAACCATTGGTAAACCAATTTCTAGGACTAACTACAGTATTACCATTGGCAAGCCAAGCTCCCCACCAACCAAAAGAGCTATTAGCTATTATATGGTTTTTAAAGGAGGAAAGTAGAGATAAATCGGTTATTGCTGTATTGCATGGCATTACATAATCTGCCCACTCTAGGTTATCTATACACCAGGCTGGGTCATCCGAGAATACGACTACCGTATGATCTGGGAATACCTCTAAAGCCTCTAGGTAATACTCGTTGCCTAAATTATGGAATACTTCCGGCAAAAGCAGGTAATCACCACGCCTTACCGTTACCGCTACCATGTCATCGTCAAAAGACGATTTTGGTAGGGCAAACTCTTTTCTTACTTGGTCGGCTATGTCCTCAAAATACTTCTCAGACTGCCAATAACCTACCATCATTCCTGACTCGGTTATTTCTTGATGCCTAAAGCCTTTTTCCTCTATCAGCTTTCCCTGTTCATTTGTAACAGTAGCGGATATAGGGAAAACCCCTAGTTCGTATTGCCTATTCTTGTTTATTTCGTAGAAACTGTTGTTTAGAAACAACGGCTCTTGTAGTCGTTTGGATACAGCCAGCCCAGCAGCATACTGGAACATCTGATTGCCAAGACCACCTTGAATGTATGTAATCATAAAATGAGGGGCAGTTACCCACCCCCCATTCTACTTACAAATTACCGATCTATCAAGACAGATCGAAAATACCACCGTGTGCAGCTTCGTTGCGAACTTCTAAAGTCAGTTCGGCAAGAATCTGGGTACGGTCACTATCGCCAACCTTTGCAAGCTCATTCGTTTGGAATGGGCGCAGGTAAGCCAATGCTGCATACTCAGGATCGAGTACGAGAGCATCACGAGTACGCATGAAACGGTTAGGAACGATCTGCAATACACCAAAGTCGGACTGATACAAATCAGCGCCAGCTAGGATGGTTGCTTGACCGTTGGTAGGCACTTGATAACGCTGTGCTGCCAAACCAGTAAAGCCTGAAACTACTTGCTTGAGAGCAGGGCTAACAAACAAAGCTGAAGGTGTGCCGCCAGAGGTAAATACCTTGGAAACAACATCTTTCAACATGGTTTCTGTGAAAGTACGGGTTGTGCCGTCAGTACGGGTAGAAACACCAATTGTGGTTGGATCTCCACCAGCAGTCGTGCCAGCGCCTTTGTTCGTGTTTGTCTTGATGTAAGACAAGAGCGAACCCATAACACGAGCAGTAGAGTTGCTTGAACCAGCAGCTTGACCTTGGTTGGCAGTAATGATTGCCTCAATGTCACGCTTGATTTCAGCAGAAGCCTTAGCCAACTGATAAGCCTTTTCAGACTTACGACCAGCTTTGTCTACAGCTTCCAAAGTACCCGAAACCTGAATGGTTTTACCAACGATTTGTGTTTGGTTACCAATACGGCTTGTTGGGCTAAGAGTAGCTGAAGTTGCGTTAGCACCTTCTACTAATGCGTTGCCAGTAGTTGCTGCTGCGAGTGCGTCAGTCTGCCACTCATGGTAAGTACCAGTAGCCTTGCTCTTGCCAATAGATGACATGATTGGGGTATCGGTTGGGGAGATGTTATAGATAACATCGGATAAATCTTCACGAGCGCCAACGGCGTCATAGCGATTAAAAATAGTCATGATTTACTTCCTTAAATTATAAAAATCGTTCAAATAACCTTGCAGCGTCTTTCTTATTGCCGGTACTACGCAAACGCTCAAAGTCTTTCTTTTGTGCTTCTTGCTCGGAACTCTTAGGGTTAGATGTTCCTGGTTTCAATGTCTTTGGTGCTGACTGCACTTTCTTATGTGCGCCTGGCTTTCCTGCCACTAGCTTGTCATACATCATCGACTTGTAGAGCGCTGACACAGCACGGCTATCGTAAACTTGGCTTAGTTCTTGATCCGAGAATCCAATGGATTTGGCATAAGACCGAATATCCCTACGGATTACTTCGGCTTTGGCTTCATCCTTAAACTCAGGAATCATCTCTACTAGCTTCTGTTGCTCTTGCTGAATGTGCGATTGCAATACTTGGGACTGTTGTTGTGCCTGTTCTTGCATTACTCGCTGGCGTTCAGCTTGGATAGCGCTGAGTTGCTTCTCCTTCTCACTACGATCTGCTATGGCTAGTGCATACGCAATTGGGTCATTTTCCCTGAGTTCCGCTAGGTTCTCAGTTCCCGACTGCTGTTGTAGCAACTGCTCAATAACTTGGAGTCGTTGTGCATAGGTATCACGCACTCTGGCTGTTTCCTCAATCTTACTGCGCTCGGCTTCTACGGCCTTACGCTGTTCCGCTAAAGATTGAGTCTTTTTCTGATAATCAGCAGTTCGACTGTATCCATTCAGAAGCTCATCAAGGCTTACCTCCAGTTCCTCACCGTTAGCTTTCACTCGGTATTTGGGAGATTCCTCTACTTCTTCTTCATAAGACTCAGTTTCTTCCGCATTTAAATCCGATTGCTCGAACTCGCCTTCCTCTGCATACTCAGCAGAATCATCGCTTGCACGAACTTCTGGGTCAGCTTGCGCTTCCTCGTTTCGTGGTTCAAGAATAGACATAAATGCGTTAGCCGCACCGTTTATAGATGTATCTACACTCCCTGATGGGTTGGTGTTGTCGCTCATGTTATTTACCTTTTAGGTAGTTAAAAAAACCGTATGCGCCTCTTATCAATTTCGCTTTGCTGCACGAGTGATTGTAATGACGCTTGAAATTCTTCGATTGCTTTCAGCTTGATTAAGGCTCGTTCTCTGCCATCTACATCTTCATCTGCTGAATTAAAAATATACGACTTGTACAAGTCCTTCTGAGCCTCTACTAACTCCATAAAGAACTCATCTCTTAGGTAATGATTTGCTCTTTCTGCTTTGTTCATTGCATCCCTTTAGCTACCATCTCAGCCGTCTTTAACTGTGTTTCTGCTTGAAACTGTGCAGTCTTTAGCTCTAACTGTGCCGCAGCCTTCTCACGCTCTAGCTGGATCTCAGCAATAGCCATCTCTCTAGCTAATTGAATGTCTGCCTGCGCCTTAACTTGGTCTGCTTGGATCTTAGCTTGGATCTTGGCTTGATCGCCTTGGATCTGTGCTTGAACCTGTTGCATATAAGCCATGACTGCTGGGTCTTGCTGTTGTTGCTGCGGAGGTGGATTGGATAACATCTGATCCATCTCAGGGGTAATCTCTTTGAAGAACTCGGTAGAGTCCTTAAATCCTGCCGCCTCAATAAAGCGACCTAATGTTTCCCGATACTGAGCGACAGATACCAATGGGTTAGCTGGGCCTTGCGTCTGCAAAATCTGTTCTTGCTTCTGCAATACCATAGCTGCCATAGCCATCTGCTGATCTTTATTTCCAGTACCTAAGCCCACATTAACAGTCATATCGTAGTTATTAGCCCACTCTCTAGGATCAATAGAAATGTACTTGCCACGCAGACGGATAACTCTTGCTTTGTCCTGGTACTTGCAGAGTAAGTGGAAAATGCCTGTAAACAAGTCCTTTACACCAGTATCAGCAAAGATACGAGCAATCATCTCAATGCGGCCTGCGCCAGACTGTTGCATTGCTGCAATAGCCGTAGCCGTTGTGTTCTGCAAAATGCTGGGATCTAACACTTGACCAGCCTGTGCAACGCCTGAGCGCTTTTGCATTACTGAGTCTAAATACTCTAGCATTGGGAACGACTGTGCTGCGGTTGCTGGTACGGTCAAGGCTTGTACTGCGCCTTGTGATTTCATGCGAACTACTCCATTAGGAGCAACGGTTAGCAGGTCATCCATGTTTACTTGACCATCAATAGCCGTCATACGAGGCATATTAGTCAGGTACATATTGTCAAGAATCTGACGGGTAATCGTAGACTTAATCAACTGAATGTCCATGCTGCGGTCTGCCAAACTCTGCCCAAAGAACTTATGGGGCATTGGGATTGGGCAAACACTCGCAAACGGAATGTGATCTACTTCTTCGTTGTCTAGGATCTCTGAGCCAGCATAGGTAATCTTACGCAACTCGGCAATGCCATCTTCATCGTAATCGGTGCGGATATAGCACTCAAATACTTCAATGTCTTGCATGGAGAAGTCTAAAGACTGGGACTCATCCGGCATCTCGCCACGATCAAATCGAGCAATGCGCTCAGGCGTGTATGTCAGGTCTGAGTATGCAGGCAGGTTATCTACAATGTCTTTATCGTAGCCAGCAGCAATTAAGTCCGAGCGAGTCATGTTTACACGGTGCGCTACAAATCGTGCGTCTTTAATCGTCTTATCACGCTTGGAGATTAAGAACTCCTCTGGAGGCACATTGCTTACCTTAACTCGGCCAGACTCTTTCTTTTTCATTACCACTACATCGTAAGAGAATGTCGCAGGGATAATCATGCCGCTAATCGGGTCAATCACCTCTGGCGATACTTCCTTCATATCCTGACTTACCAGCTCCATCGTGCCATCAGAGAACAATAACTGTAACTCCTCGGCTGATAGGTCTTTGTACTTCTCTTTGGTTGGATCTGCGCTGTCTTCCCACCAGTATTTGACGATACCATTCTTTTGCAACAGAGCGTCTTTAAACCAGTTGTGCATTAGGATTACGCCATCATTGTCTTGGAAAAAGACTAGATTGCAGTATTCCGTAGCTTGTTTAGCGCCTTCCTCATCGCCTGGGCCTTTAGGCTCAAAGCGGCATAACTCATCTGACTGGGTAAAGATACGAAGTAATTGTGGCAACGCACCATCAATAACTTCAGCGACCTCACCGGTAACAATGGATGAACGGCCTTCTACTTCGTTGCCGTATGGCTCACGATTGTAGTAGGTCAGCGCCTTTCTACGAGCTTCGGTTGTTTCGGTATCTACATAGCCGATTGAGTTATCAATCTCTGCATCTAGAATACCTTTTAGCTTGTTGTCATCCATATTTAAACTATCCAGTTTGCGTTAATTTTTAATGGCTGCGCCCATGTATTTGTTTGCTCTAAGCCTAATGCCAGATACCGAAAGGAATCACTAGAATGAGATGCCCAGTCGTGAAGTGGCTTGTCGTAAAACACATTACGCTTTTCATCGTATTCTCGCCTATAGTTTCGTAGGCAATCTAAACCCTGCTTTACCTTTGGCATATTGAACCAGCACTTAGGCAATAGCCTTCTGACTGCTTGTATACCGTCATCTACTGCAAGCCTTGGCAAAACCTTACAGTCCAATCCAGCCTCTCTCAGCACTTCTATTCTGCTCTTGCCTGTACCTAGCTCTCTAACTTCTACATCGTGCGGAAGGATCTGCTCGGCTTTATGCCAGTTGTTTTCTTTTAGCCATTCTACATACCAATCCAAGCCTTGACCATGATTTTCAACATGATCCATTACTCTGAACTCTTGACCGGCAACTTGCATTACAAAAATGGCAGTCGAGTCCCCGATTCCTAAGTCCCAGGCTACATAAGTGCGGCATAGATCATCTCGATCAATAGCGCACATCCGACCATTTTCTTCTAGATCGTTTATTAGTTTGCCGTAATAGCTGCCTTCTACAGCAGCGTTAAAACTGCACTCAAACTCTTGGTTGTACTTGTCATCGCCCATCTCTTTACGGGCTGCGTCTAATTCTTCTACATCTATAATCTCAGTTTCGCTGGCTTTAAACTGCAATGCTGCCCAGCCTGGCTCTTTGCTTGATCGGTCAAACAAGTCTTTAAAGTGATTGTTGCCTTTGGGTGTGCCGATAAACAAGCACCATCCCTTTCTATCTGCTAAAGATGGCCGGATAATCTCGTTCCATATCTTAGGGTTTTGATCGCCAATTTCGTCTAGTACTACGCCATCAAAATATTGACCACGCAAACTGTCAGGGTTATCTGAGCCGTATAGCTGAATCCTGCGACCTAGGAAGTCCACCCGTAACTCAGCGATATTTGCTACCGCATCTAGCGGCCTTACAAAGTGCGTAAGGTAGTCCCATGCCACTCGTTTAGCCTGACTGTAAGTTGGGGCTATATAAGCATATCTAGGGGCTTGCTGGTTGTTTTCAAGAGCAGCCTTAATAATTTGGTTTAGTGCCGCTACCGTCTTACCCATCCTTCGATGCGCTACACCTACTACAAAGCGATGCTCATCCATCGCCTCATGAATTAACTTTTGAGGCGCTCTAGGTTTATAGGGGATCGTTACTACTCGCTCAGCCATTTAACCGCTAAAGGTGCGCCATCTGCGCCAGATACTTCTAATGCGTTTGTTTCTTTCCATTGCGCTCTGGTCTTTAGCCAAAAGATCGCTGCGGCTGTATTGCCATTCTTTGCCTGCTGGAATAGGGTTTGACCGATAGAAGCGTTAGCATCTACCCTGCCATCCTCTAAATCCTTCTTGTAGTGCTTTACCAGCGTATCGTCTGATATGTCTAGCTTGCCAGCAATGTCTACATACTTAATCCCTACAGCACTAAGGCTTCGGACTAATTTTCTTGTTTCTTCTGTTGGGATGTGTTCTATACCTTGCATATTAAGCCTTTTCTAACTCCGAAAGTACGGCCTTTTTGCCTGTAAATTCTTCCCATCGCTGCACAATGACATCGCAATACTTAGGGTCTAGCTCCATTAATCGAGCGCATCTACCTATTTTTTCAGCAGCAATAAGCGTTGATCCTGAGCCGCCAAATACATCCAAAATAATATCGCCTGATTTACTGCTGTTATTTATAGCTTTTTCTACAATCTCTACTGGCTTTTGTGTTGGATGCACATATTTTCCAGTAGCGCCTCTACTCATGTACCAAACATCGGACTGGGCTTTATCGCCGTACCACGAGTCACCTTTAGAATAAAAAATAAACTCATGTTGTGGCCTGTAATTGGATAACCCTAATCCAATAGATTTTTTATCCCAAACAATGCAAGCTGATGTTTTTAGGCCACATTGGTTCATAGCCGCTTCAAATTCGCTATATGTTCTCCACGGAAAACACACATAAAATGATGCGCCAGCCTTGGTTGTAGCTACGGCTGATGCCAAAGCATCTCTAATAAGCTGAATTAAGTCATCGCCAGTTTTGTCATCCCCTAAAATCATTCCATGAGACTTGATACCACCTGAGCGATTTTTAAATTTTACATTTTCGCCTTGTGCCCTACCGCCACCATAACTCATGCCATAAGGGGGATCAGTAAACACCATATCGGCTTTGTTGCCATCCATCAACTTATCTACATCTGTAATGCTTGTGCTATCACCGCACATAAGCCTGTGGTTGCCCAATATGTAGATGTCCCCCAGCTTTGTCTTAGGCTCGTCTGGCACATCAGGCACAGCATCTTCGTCCGTTAGCCCCTCTGTTTCCTCTATGGGGTTTAGCAGGGCATCTAGCTCATCAGGATCAAATCCTAATAGGCTAAGGTCTATATTGTCTTTTAAGTCTTGCAACTCTAGCGATAGCATACCCGTGTCCCACCCAGAATTGAGGGCGATACGGTTATCTGCTAATACATAGGCTTTGCGCTGTGCTTCGGTCATGTGGCCTAGCTGCACTACTGGCACTTTATCCATGCCCAGCTTTCTTGCCGCCATAAGCCTGCCATGCCCAGCAATAACTGAATTGTCTTTATCTACAAGTACAGGGTTATTAAACCCAAACTCTTTAATTGATCCGGCAATCTGAGCAACTTGCTCGTCTGAGTGTGTCCTAGCGTTTTTAGCGTAAGGTATCAGGGTTTCTACTGATAACCACTCTATTTTTGTTGCTCCTAACATTCCATTCCCTTTGGGTTGATGGTTGATGATGTTGCTATTCTACAACAGTTTATGTCCCCATACAATTATGTAGTTGTTTGGGAATGTATTAGGGTATTCCTCTATCACCTCAAACTTAGGCAATAGTTCTTTTAACTCATCCAGCGTTAATTTGTTCTTGGTAAAGCAGCTATTAGGCAATCCGCTATTCATTGTCAGATAGCCTCGTTTAGCCTTACTTAGCACTTTCTCTATGTACTTTATCTCTAGTTCTCTTGGCAGCTCTGAGTACGCATAATTGCTAATAATCAGATCGTACTCGTCATCGCCTCTATGCTGGTTTAGCGTAGTGGTTTTGTAGGATGCGTTTAGGATGTGATGCTCTAGGTACTTCTCTGCTAGGCGCAGTACAGGCTGTAGATCAAATAAATGGTATTCCTTCATTTGGATCGTGCGGTCTAACACTAGCATCTGACCGCCATACCCTATGCCTATCTCTGCTACCTTCTCTACATTTCCAAACAATATCTTAATGTCGCTTGCTACCTTCATGTACCGCAATGTAGATGGACTAAGCATACCTATTGGGTATTCGTTTGGTGTTGCGCCACCGACTAAATCGTTTTCTTGGTACTTTTCTACATCTTGCAGCATCTCTGGCGTCTGCCTGTTTACTGCTTCCAGGCACATTGCGCCCTGCTTGTAAGATGCGTGTTCTAAGACTCCTGCGTATGCCGGATGCCGCTTAAATTGTAGGAAAGCATCGTAATTATTAACCGCATTGCTTACTGCGGCTACATAATCACCGTTATCGCTTTCTGATGGGTTAATGCTGGTGAACTCTACCATTTTTCCTTATTGGACCAGAACGCTGCGCTCATCTTGCCTTTAGCAATATTCTTAGCGTGTCTTGCTTTAAAACTTTTGCGCCTGGCTTTGTTTGCCATTGATTCACCTTCTTTGGCTGGGCTACCGCTTACACCCTGCTGACCGAATCGTATTGTTTTTACTTTATCGCCCTCTTTAGCCACTACTACATGGCTTTTAGTGGGATGGTTAGGTGTGCGCTTAGGCTTGTTGTACCCAGCAACGCCCATGCGCTCTAGGATGCCAGCAGCCTCTCGGACTTTCACTTCTTGACTCGCATTGACTTGCCAGCCTCCGACATTGCAATGGCAATGGCTTGTTTAGGATTACTAACTTTCTTGCCAGAGCTTGACTTGAGCTTTCCGGCTTTGTACTCGCCCATTACTTTGCCGATTTTCTTTTCTGACTTAGACATTTTCATACATTTCCTTTAGGTCGTATTTACACCAAATTAACGGAGCTTCTTCGCCATCTGCCAACCCTTTAGCCATGTGCTGTTGTATTTCTACAACATCTGCGTTTAGCGTTGCCAGCCCATCTACCATATTAGGGTAAACCCTAGACTCAAAGCGTTTAGCGTTTGCCTTACTTGCCTCGGTTTCACCGTTAGCATCATAACCGTTTGAATCGTGATCTAAGGCGATAAAAGTACCATCCCTATACCCTAGTGGCAGACCGACTGATTCGAGCCTCTTAGCGAGGTCTGTGTCCTCGTAGCCCCACCCCCAATATGTATTGGAGTATCCGTTACAGGCTTCAAAGTGCCACTTCTTCATTAGAGCGACTGCCGCCAGACCGTAACGCTGGGCTTTTACTGCTCGATCTGTGCCATGTCCTACTGGTCTTGTGTCCATGCCATGCCAAATAATGCGGCTTGGCAAACTAGGCTCTGAGTAATCTGCCCACATAGGCATATAGTCTACATCGTTAAAAGAAACATAATCCACCATTCCAGCTATAGCTGCGTAGGCATGGTTTAGGATTGCGCCCTTGTTGAATGGACTATCGTCTACCTGCTCTGCTATGCAGAATAAAGGCTCTATATTGGTGTTTCTACGGAAAAAACTAACTGTATGAGGCAACATCTTAGCTAGATGCTGCTCTCTATCTCGATATGGGATTATTACCCCTAATCTCACTTTTTCTTAGGCTTTGCTGTCTTGGCTGCGGCTTTGAAGTCTTTTGCGCTGGGCGCTGCTTTGCTGCCTACTTTGTTCATTTTCTCGCCTGAGCCTTCAGCGATGCGCTTGCGTTTAGCGTGGATATTAGCGTAAAGTCCTGTTTTCAATTTTCGTACTCCATTTCCATGTCATCTTCGCCCATAGCTTCCCAGGCCATACAACCGTTCTCTGAGTCGCAAACAAAATCAAATATGTCGCAATGGCCTTTACCCTTGGGAACGCCACAGTCGGTAAGCTCGGTATTGAAGTATTCACAAGCCTTGCACTTGCCTTCGCCATCCTTTTTAGAGCCATAATCAGCCGTTAAAACGGCTTTTTTCATGTTGCCCTTGTTAATGTCGGCATCCATTGTAGATAATGGGCAGGAGCTTTTGTCCTCAGCCAATAAGCCGCCTTCTTCCTTCTTGCCCATCTTAGGCTTATCGCCCAGCAGACCGATCATAATCGTAGTTTTTTCTGGTTTCATAGCAGCTCACAAATTTTGGGCAAAGGTTTCCTAGCACAATTATAAATGCGTTTTTACATTCCTACAAGACAGGCAAACAAAGCGCTGGTATATACCATTGCCATATATCTCCATAACCCCATCTCTAGTCGATTTGCTGATCTTGCACCTTGAGCAAGCTCTTATAGTGATTTGACTTGGCTTTTCTGTCCAGTTCGTGCTGGAGTCGTTTTTTTGCATTTTCTAAGTCTAATTCTAAGCGATT